TGCCAGCGTCTTGAGTAACTCATCCTTGCTCACAACAGCCCGCTGCGGCATCAGTATGTCTACTGCCTTGTCTGGGCGCATAGCTACCATATGCACCGTATGCTCGCCTTCGTTGTTCAGAAGGTCTACCACAAACATGTCGTAGGGCAGCACCATCACTTGCTTCTTGCGCTTCGTCCCGTCCTCTTCCTCCACCATGCGATTACAAAACACACCGCCATTGACACCATAGTCGTACCCTTTAGGCGGGCTGGGCCGATACACCTTCACAGGCGTGACGACTGTTCCCTTGTCGTCCTCTTCAATCTGCGGCACGATAACTTCTTTTACAGAGTTATCTACCTTGATCTCCCGCCCCAGCATCAGGGGGTTGGTGATCTTGCCAAAGTGTTTGCACGATGTACACACACCGGGGTTCTCGCTGTCAAACTTGACGCAGGGATACGGCCCCTTGATCTCGTTCATCTTTGTGCGCATGCGGTCTTCATCGTAAGGATGCAACCCGCTCAGCCAAGTCGCTGCCTTCTCCCCGTCCTCACACAGCTTGGCGATGGACAACCACCCACGCCACAAAGGCTCCATGCCATCGTCGGAAGCGTTGTCGATGTAGTGCGCTAACTGAGCGCAGCCTGCCTTGTCCCGTGTGGCAAGGATGATGTTCTTGAACTTCGTGACGCTGTTGCTTATCAGTTGTACGGAATTGGTTGATGGCGCTGCTGTCGGTCGCTTGCCGGGAAGCTCTAGCTTAGGAACATGCACACGCGCATTCGCACTAGCCGGCTCTTGCGAATCTATATTGAGCTTGCTGCGCAGGAAAGAAGCGAACTCTGCGAAGTCAATGTGCGGCTGCGTGCTCTCAGCCAGCAGCTTGACTGGGCGCGGTGTGTCGTACTTCTTCTTGAAGTTCATCGTCCCCGGTATGCGCAGCACACGCGCTGCGTCAGCGGTGACCGTCATGTCGATCTCTAGCTTCTCCTGCTTACACAGCCGCTTGAAGTTCTCCGCTACAGGTTTCCATATAGACAGATCAATCGCTTCTCGGAACGTCCAGTAGCAGTGCAACCCGCCACCCGACGCTACAACCCAAGGCGTACCAAACGTATCCAGCCCAGTTGTTTCTAGGAACCCATTCAGCGCCATCGCGGCGGCTTGCTTGGTGGCGTACCCGTCCATGTCGATAGCCACTGTGCGAATGCTCTGCGCGTTGTCCGCTGTGCGCCTACCCTTCTCCCGAAAGGTGGACAAGGCAAAGTAAATGTCGTTACTGCTGTTCAACCACGCGCTTGTTACTTCTTCTGTTTCTTCCAGTCGCTCCACATATACATGTTCTTTTTTCTTGGAAGTAAGCTCTACCACGCAATAGCGTCCGTTACCCGGAGACGGTAGAACCGCCGCTATGAAATCAAGCGGTGTCATGTTGTCCCTTGGTTAACTATTGGCTGAGAGCTTCGCGTTCTTTGTCTAGATGGTTTTCTAGAGCGCGTAGGACAGCCAACGCCCAGTGATAGGACAGCCCCTTCGTGGGGGACAAGCGCATGTAAGCATAGCGCCACAACTCTTCGTGACTCAAAGACCTCGGGTTAGGCATGTCGTCGGTCATGTCGGAAGGTGAAACTCTTTGCATACGTTACTCCAAGCTGTTTCTAGGTCGTCCGTCGAGTTGAGGACGGTGATGAGATGTTCCACGCGGGGTCTGTAAAAACTGATTACGTCCTTACCGGACAACCAGTTGTAGACAGTCTGTCTCGTAGCACCCAGTGCTTGGGCAATACGCATGACAGAGAAGTCCAGATCAATAGCGCGGCGAGCTAGGCGGTTGCCCAGGTTGTCGGGCGCGTGTAGTATCTCGTGTCGGGTTTTGGCTGTGTAGTGCATAGCTGAAAAAGGGGCCGAAGCCCCTTCCCTCTAGGTTGGAAGTGTTACTCGTCGTCCCACTCAGCAGCGAGCTTGGCAAGAGATGCTTTGACAGCCGGCGCTGGCTCTTCCGCTTTGTTCTTGCGAACGATTGGCTTAGCCTCTTCTTCCTCATCGTCCTCCACAGCTACCGGAGCAGCGGCGGGTTTGGCAGCACGCGGAGGAGCACCGTCGATCTTGATCGGAGCAGCAACCTTATCCACTGCGGCGACCGTCATAGTAACCGCACGCTTCGCATCTTCAGTATCACCTTGGCGCTGCGCCTCGGCATACTCTTCCTCAGTCAGCCAACGCATGGGCTTGAAGTACAGCTTGGGAGACTCGGCCTTGGTGTCAAAGCGCATGCGAGTAACCAGCGTCTCGGGGCCATAACCCTGTGCCACCAAGTAACGGGCGTAAGCCTGAAGCGGGCGGTTCTCACCTTCTTCCTTGCCGAAGATAGACATCGCAGGAAGCTGCAACTGCAACACATCACCGCTGATATCGTTAGCCAGCGTGACAGCCAGACGCTGGCTGTACTTGCAAGCACGCGATGAACCTTGCCCTGAGCCGCCCTTGTTCTGGTCACAACTGACGCAGGCTGTGGACTGCGGGTTTGACGATGACTTGTCAGGCTTCTCGCCGTCAGCGCTCCAGCAGTCGGGACCGGTGGCTGCTTCAGGGTCATACGCCTTGGCGTAGAAGGTGCGACCGATATTCGGTGCAGCGCGAACAATCACAACATCAAGGAAGCGGTCTTCGATTGCCGCAACCTGTTGACCGTTGACCAACAGACGGAACACACCGCCCTTAATAGAGACGCGCTTACCACTCGATGCGCCGCTGCCACCACTGAGGGCTTTAGCGATTGCAGACAGTTCGCCTTTTTTGGCGAAAGCGGGGGCTTGCCCCGAACCAAACAGGGTTACGTTACTCATGTTGCTTCCTTACTTTGCTGTGGGTTTGCGAACTGAAATATCAAACTCGGTGTTTGAACTCAGTCCTGGGGGAACGAGCGTGGGGTTCTCTTCCAAGAACTTGCTCATATTGGTCTGCGCGATGCGCTTCTCTAACAGGTCTACTACGTCGTGTTCAATCACGAACTTCTTAAATGAATCCCAGTCTTGCGTGTAGTACCGCGTCTTCTGAACCAATGAGACAGTACCGTAGTCTGTCCGAGACGACTTGGTGCCAGACGCTAGCATCAAGTCCTTCATTGCGTTCTTGACCTCTTGCTGTTGGGCCTTCAACTCTTCTATCTTGGTGTCGTACTCCTTCTCAATGTCTTGCAACTTCGTGCGCATCTTGATGTAGATGCGGGTCAACTTGTCGAGCGGTAGCTGCTCGTTCACTTCGTCTGTCATCTGCTTCTCCTGTCGTTGTGTCTAACACTATACACCGGGTTTTTTGCTTTGCAACCCCTCTCCTTTAATTTCTGAGTCAAAAAGTTGAACGAGCATTGCGTGCTCTCCCACCTTGCCAGCAAGAGCTTTGTACATCTTCGCTTCAATGGGCGAGCCCTCTATGTGGATCACTGTCACCTTGTCTGAGTCTTGTCCTTTGCGGTCAGCGCGGGCGATGCACTGGGTGTACTGCTCAACGCTCATCAACGGTCCATAGAAAACCACTGTGTCTGCGGCAGTCAGCGTGATGCCGTGCGCTGATGCTTGCGGTTGCATGACAAGCACACGGGGCGCAACCTGCTGTTGGAAGCGCCTGATGATGTCGGCTCGTTTGGTGGCTGTGATGCCACCGTGAATCTCCTCTGTGTCAATGCCGTTCTTCTTCAGGAACGTACTGATGGTGTCGATGGCTGAGCGGAACAAGGCGAAGATGATGACCTTGCGCGATGTCTCCTCAAGCGCTTCCAACAAGACGTTGAGGCGTGGGGTAGCATCGAACTCAATCACTTCCTTGGTGTCTGTGTACGCAACACCGCAGCTTATCTGTAGCAACTTATTCAACGCAGCAGCAGCGTTTACTGCTGTTACTGTCTCCCCGCCCATCTCAACCAGCATGCGATCCTTCAGCATGTTGTAGTACTTACGCTGCTGCGGCGTCATGGGTACTTCGCGTGTGATGGTCAGTACAGGCGGGAGGTCGAGGCACTGCGCCTTGGTGTGTCGGATGGCCGGTTGCAGTGCAGCAAACACTCTGTCAGCGGCATCAGGCTTGGGTGCCCACTTGAACATTGATATCTTGTTCAGCACCATGTCACGCCAACCCGTGAAGAACTGCGGGACTCCCTTGGGGTTAACAAGTTTGGCTAAGCCATACGCATCAGCGGGCGACTGTGCAGCGGGCGTGCCCGTCATCAACCACAGATACGTTTCGGGGCGCAGAATAGATTGCAGTGCCTTCCATCGTTTAGTCTGTGGGTTCTTGTAGCAAGTCGCTTCGTCTACGATAACTAAATCAAAGCGCCCATCGTTGCGTACCTCATTGGCAATTAGCGCCAAGCCATCGTAGTTGACAATGACAATCTCATAGTCCTGTTGTATGAGTTCAATTCGACGCGCAGCTTGTGGATGGTGGGCGATGACAACGCTGCGATGAATAACGCTGTTGCCGATGTCTCGTACCCAAGCGCTCTGCATAATCGATAACGGGCACAGGACTAGGCAGCGGCGTATCTCTTTGCGCTTCATCAGATAGTCAGCCGCCCACAGCACTGACATTGTTTTGCCAGTGCCGGGTTCAGACAGCACGAAGGACCGACGATTGAACGTCAGGAACGCAGCCGTCTCTTTCTGGTGTTGCATTGGCGTGTACCGTCCCGGCCAATCATACTTACCATAAATAGGCGAGGGTATGTTCTTCACCCCCAAGTTGCGCAACACTCGCGTCTCGTCTAGTCCCCAGTGAACAGCGACATCGTATCCACCGTCATGGCGCTTCTCCACGCGGCTCTTGGGGATGATGCTGTACTTGCCGGGGTTGCGTGTCTTGAACGTGATGACGTTGTTAATAATTTCCATCGTCTTCTTTCAAACGGAATGAGTAGTCCTGTAGATACTTGTCTGTGCAGTGCTTCTCTAACACTTTTGCTGTGTACCATAGATACGTTGCCAAGCAGTACCACAAGCTATCGTCTAGTCTGTCGTCGGGCACCCATTCATGCCCCCACCTAGTACGCCACAGGTCAACGAGCGCTTCTACTGGCACGAGCGCATTGCCATCCGGCCCAAAGAGCGAATCTTGTTGGGCCGGTTGTGATGCGTCAGGTGCATCAGTCCTTGGTTCAGTCACTACTTGTTATCCCCTTGGTTAGCTTTCGGGCTTCTCAGTCTGAGGTTGCCGGGAGTGGACTTGCCACCTTTGCGTAGGGGTTTGATGTGGTCAATGTCTTTGCCTGTCCTATCAACCCCATCTGCGTCGAACTTGCGCCGCGCTCGCTGTCGTTCGTGCTGGGATGACCCCGGCCCCGACTTGCCAGTCTTGAGGTCTAGCTTGTACTCATTCTTGTAATCACGGGTTGCCATATCAGCCTTTCATCGCTTTGTGTTGAACGAACAACTCTTAACAGGACACCAACCACACAAGGGGGACCGCGTTGGGTTCCACACATTGTGTTCATACGCAGCGCTCAGCTTAGCCACACGCTCACGATACTTCCACCAAGCTGCGTCGATGTCTTCCCGAACCATCTTGTGCTTGATCATGCTGCCCTTGACCACAAAGAACAGCGCTGAGTTGACTTGCCGTACATGCGGGAAGTAGGCAAACACCATCAAGGACATGAGAACAAGTTGGTCCCTGTCAGGGTATCTGTCGTTGCCAGTCTTCCAGTCGATGACACGCGCAGTAAGGTTATCGTCGTCCACAATAATCAGATCAGCGATGCCCCGCACCCACCGACCAGGGTCGGAGAACTTGCAGGGTTTCAACTCAGGAGTGAGCGCCATCTCGTACTCAGCGAACTTGCGCCCCTTCTTACTGAGCAGCGTGTCCACCACAGGCTTGACGAAGATGTACTTCTCGGGGATGGGTAGGCTCTTATCGATATAGTCTTCGATGGCTGTGTGAACTTCTTTACCGTAGATGGTATGCGTAGTGTCCACGAAGGGGTAGCGGTTCAGCACCTTGACTTCGTGATGCCGCCTAGCGCACCCCTCAAAGTCTTTGAGTGCTGAATGCGACCATGTAACTACTTGCGGTGCCGTCATAACACTGCCGTGTTGATCGCTTGGTTGAGCCGCTTGGCAAAAGCGGTTACGAACTTCTCGTTGTACGTCAGTGTGGTGTTCATGTCGTACAGGATGGCGTGGGTAAGTTCATGCCAAAACACTTCACTGGCAATCGCCTCGGGGTACTTAGCACCAGTTGCCTTGCTGTGCGTAGCAACAGTCAGTACGCGGCGCAAGAAGTCAGCCTCCCCGCTGTGCCCCTTGCGCGGCATTGTGTGTACACGCTTTATATGCCACTTGTTTCTGCCAATCTTTACTTGTTTTGGAATTTTCATCTTAGTTCTCCTTTAGGTCTTCGCTAACCCATACCGACGATTTGCCCCACCGTCAGCGTTCAAAGGTATGCCGGGTAAATACTTCGGCTCCATAGTCATTTGCGCCAAGACCCAAGTCTTAGCGAATTCAACTTCCTCATCTGGTACAACTGCAATCAACTCATCATGCACAGTGCCTGCCACAAAGTACTTCTTCTGTACTCGTAGCATCCCGTCTGTCATCACACACCTAGCAACAGCTTGCGTAACGTTGTTCGTTATCTTCCCGGCGTAGAGCTTGGTAGCGTCCTTGCCGTACACCCATTGTAGCCGCCCCTCAGCGTCTTTGGAAGGGCGAAGGTCAGGATACAGCAGTTTCATCCCGCTTGGCAAGCGGATCGCACCCTTGCTGAACTGCAAACACTTGATCTCATAGGGCTTACCCTCATACAGGCTGTACTCTATAAGCTGTTGGCACAAGTTCCAGAAGGCTACGATGGGCTGTGACACCGCACGGTATCGGTCGATGATAACCTTAGCCACGATGCAATGGATGCCAAGGTCGTACTCAGAACAAGTGTGTGGTATCTCCATCATCCGCACAAAGTTCTTGGAGTAACCGATAAAGCCCAGCACATCCTCCGACCTTATGCCCAGGTTCTTAGCGAACTTGGTGCCGTACATGACTGGCGGTGCGCCCAGGAACCCCGTAAGCAACTGCGCTGCAAACGATGCCCAGCCTAGCTGATACCCAGCGCCTAGCAGTGCTGACTTG